CATTCAGTTGGTAATGTTGTCAGAGGTAATAGTGATGTTTATATTTCACCTATCGGTAAAGATAATGATCCTCAGCTTATTCTTAGTGCTTGGGACGAAATTCTCGAGTCTAACAGACACAAACTTAACGATGAGTTATATAATCTTGAACAGTCTAATAGATCAAAATTTGGCCCTAGGTCTATCGCTAAACCTTGGAATGATAGATTAGATGATGTTTCGGCCTACTTCAAGCCCGATTCGAATACAATTCCACAAAGATACTTATTGCCAGAACGTTCTTCTTCTTTAAAAGTAGGTTTAAGACCGCTTTCGCTTAATAATGCGGCTAGATTCCTTAAGTCGAATACTAGCGCTGGACTTCCTTATCTTAAGAAGAAGGCATTAGTTAGAGATCGTACTATTGAGAAATTCAACATCCTTCTCGAGAGAAAGGATCCTTGTGTATTATTTACTAGAACGCAAGAGGCGCTGAAAACTAGGACGGTTTGGGGCTTCCCTATTGTTGACACCTTGAATGAAATGATGTTTTACCAACCGTTATTAGATCATCAGAAACGACTTGATTGGCGATCGGCTTTACGAGGACCAACATTTGTGGATGCGAGTATTTCAAAATTAATTGATTCAGCAATTGATCGAGGATTACAAATTATTTCCGTTGATTTCTCACAATATGACGCTTCTGTGGGTTTCTCACTTCAGAAGGCCTCTTTTGATTATATTAAAGCATTATTCCAGGACAGTTATAACAAACAGATTGACTACATCTCTGATAGATTTGGAACTATTGGTTTGCTTACTCCTAATGGTGTTAAATTTAGTCAACACGGAGTTCCATCTGGTTCGACTTTTACTAATGAGGTCGATTCTATTGTTCAATACCTTGTAGCTAAATCCTCTGCGACAATAATTGACGGATTATTTCAAATTCAAGGAGATGATGGTGTTTACGCTATTAATGTATCAGATCTGCCTGAATTTAAAGAGTGCTTTAAATCCGCAGGTCTTAAGCTCAATGATGATAAAAGTTATCAATCTGGTGATAGTTGCATTTACCTTCAGTGTTTACATCACCCTGACTACAGAGAAGATGGCTTAATTAGGGGTATCTATCCTACATATCGTGCACTTAATAGGATAATTTACCAAGAGCGTTGGAGCTCTTTTGAGGATTTTGACCTTTCAGGAAGAGATTATTATTCTTTACGAACAATTTCTATTCTTGAGAATTGTAAGTATCATCCTCTATTCGAAGAGTTCGTTAAACTAATTAAAGGGTACGATAAATACTCTCTTAGTGTCACTAGGGGGTCTGTTTCTAAATTCGTAGATTTAGTTTCAAACGGACAAGGCTCTGG